TTACGGTGTTTTTTTTGTGCCGTGTTGCATTTCGTGTTGCATACTATCAAAATAATTAATCGCTATATTCCCCATTTTCTTTTCTGATTCCTCAAAAGTATGCCTGTAAACGTCCTTCAACACCCTATCGTCTCCCCATCCACCAGCCTGCATAATATAAGCATCAGGTATTCCAAGAGCATGTTGTATACTGGCAGAATAGTGTCTTAAATCGTGGAAACGAAAATGATCAATGCCCGCACTATTCAGTACATGTTCAAAACGAGACGTGATAATGTTTGGAGTCATATTTACACCATCGTTCGGTAATGCCATGAATGCATCAACAACAAACTGTGGAACAGGAACAAAACGATCACCTGCATAAGATTTCGGTGCTTTCACAATCCATTTATTATCAGGCGACAGAACCATCGTTTTACTTACATGGATAACATTATTTTTAAAGTCTGACTTTTTTAATGCTGATATTTCTCCGCGACGCATCATACCGAACGCGCCCAAGTATATAGGGACTTCCATTTCTGTTCCACTGGCTGCACTTATTAAAGCCTTGATGTCGCTTTCTGATGGAATGCTTCTCTCAATGCGTTTCTTTTTTGGAAGAGTAGTATTCAAAATAATATCCGGGTTGTATCGTTTTAAAACCGCTGTAATAAGACCATGCCGGTCCCTTACGGTTTTTGGAGACAGTGATCCAGAGATAGAATTTATATATTGCTGAACAATTTTTTTGCTAATATCCCTTATTTTGTAATCATCGAGCATGGAAAATTCTTTTTGCATACTTCTGTATTTCCTGATTGATGCCGGAGATAGAATTTGAGAACGCTCAACGATATATGCATCCACAGCTTCCCGGAAGGTCAATTTATAACTTGAAAGATTACTCTGCTCTTTTTTATCGGCATACTCTGCTGCCATAGCTTCACATCTTCTTTTGCCGGCTGGGCTTGGATCGTCACATGTAAATGATTCATAAACCCGTTTCTTTTTTACATTTCCGTCTTTGCCGGTAACATATTCATAGTGACTAAACACCAGACACCTCCAGGATCCGGAAGGTAATTTTTTTGCAGTAGCCATTGTATCATCCTCCTAAAATTAAGTATAAAAATAACAGCCAGTGAGTAGTATTTCACTTGCACACGACTGCCCTGAATGATACAATGTATATGTTGAGAGAATTGTTCATTCAGAGCAGTTACATTGCCGTATCACTTTATTGTGATGCGGCTTTTGTTTTGTAGAATTTAATTACATTATACATAAATCAAATGAAAAAGAAACAGGAAAATATCCCAGTTGGTGACATTTTGTCACCAACTGAACACAAAGTTGCACCGGTGCAACCGGATTTACCATAAATTTCCAGTATTCTCCACAAACGTATCATTTTATAATTTGCCTATGGCAAAGATAAAAATTCAGGAAATCATGGAACAAAAAGATATCAAGGCAAGGGAACTGATCGAGCGTGTACCATTTTCCAGGGCGACTACATACCGGATTTTAAGAGGACAAAAGAGCCCGACGCTAGATGATCTGGAAGAATTTGCAAGAGAGCTTAAGGTACCACTGGAAGATCTGTACGAATCGAAGTACTCAAGAGATCATATAAAAAATCTGTCTCAATATTGAGACAAACCTTGCAAATGACAAGCATAATAAATATAATACAAACATAAGAACAAAGCGCGCTGTTGAAAACTACACTTACGGATGAAGAAATGCCATTGAGGAGGGGCAGCAGTATGCTTGAAATTATGAAAATACAGTTGAAGGAATATATAGACAGGATGGATCAGTCGGATGAGAAATTCCTAAAGCAGATATTAACGATCATGAGAAAACATTTTAAAATAAAAATATGAAGAAGTGGAACACCGGAGGGCAGCAGTACCCTCCGGTGTTTTAAGCTTTTTTGATAACAATAGAACGACCATCAAATTCTAAAGAAAGAGATTTATCGTTTACAGACACACCGAGTTTATCAGCCCATGTTTTCGGAATGGAAACTTTACAGTTATAAGCGTTCTGACTGGCATTACCGCCAGCCTTCGCGATGATCATATTGGCACTTCTTTTTTCACTCGGCATCCCAGTCAATATCCTTTCCATTTATATATTCACCATGCTCGGCGGCTTCCAGACGAGAACGTTCCTCTGGAGTGAGTTTTGTGTAATCCGGATCCCATGCGAGAACAAGACGTTTTACAAATTCATATGCAAAGTCCTGTTCCTGCGTAGGAAGCATTTCTAACATTGATACAGTTTGTGCAATAGTATTAGTCATAAGGACTCCTTTCTTTGAAGTGGGGATATTACTTATAAATATCCCCACGGCTTCCAACATCCATGATGCAGAGCACTTCAATTTCATTATTTGTCAGATACTTGTAAATGATTCGATATTTTCCAACGCGTAGTCGATAGCGACCATCTTTGTAACCACTCATTTTTTTAATATCGCCTTCGGCAGGCTTGTGAGTTAATTTCTCAATGGCGTCGAGAATTAGATCACGTTGAGGTTTTTGTAAACCTTTAAGGTATTTGACAGCAGCTTTTTCGTATTGAATTTCCATGTCTACCTCCTTTATCTGAGATTATAATAACATATTGGTTACCAATAATCAATAAAAAAATATAGAAAAAACAAAAAACCCGGAAAGAATATCGATCCTTCCGGGTTTTGCACATCATTCCTCGTCTAGCATATCAAGAAAAACACTTTCGGGTATAATTTCAATGTCAAGACCGGATAATTTTAACTGTTCAGCCCTTTTCTGTTTTCTGCTTTTACCGTCTTTAATAGTTGAACAATAGTCGTTATTGCCGAGAACGAGATAGTTTGTTTTCTGTGTTACATTGTCAGCATTTATTCCGCCATGATTTGCAACGATTTGCATGGCTTCTTTGCGGGTTAAGGTATCGAGTGTACCGGTAAATACAATTACTTTATCGCGCAAAGGACTATCAGGCATGAAAGAGTCTGATGTGGTGATGATATCGGAAGCACGGACAGATTTTGATTTTGAGGATGCATGTTGTATGAATTTTTCAGCAGAACCATAGAGCTGCTTTGCGTCATCAAATAAAAAAGAAAGACATTTCATAGTTAAAACACAGTCAGATAAAGAACGGTGCGCATCGGAATAATCAATGTCATATCTCTCACACAGATCAGATAAACGATGATGCTGGAACTCAGGATGCAATCGGCGGGAGATCCTCATGGTGTCAACAAAATCATTAGAGAATGTCCTGGAAAGTAAGGATTCGGTTTTATCATAGATAAAATTAATGTCAAAGTTCACATTATGACCGACCAAGAGATCATTGCCGATAAAATCAAGATAATCAGGCAGTACAGAAGAAAGCTTTGGAGCAGAAGCCAGCATTTCATTTGTAATGCCGGTAAGCTCTGTGATAAAGGAATCAATGTATATACCGTCGGACGAATCAGGTTGAACTAAAGATGTGAATTTATCGACTACTGAACCATCAATGACTTTAATAGCGGACAACTCGATAATCTCATCATAACGAGGCGATAAACCGGTGGTTTCGATGTCGATAATTGAAAATGAAGTTGGAAAAACGAGAAGACTATTTCCTTTGTTGATTCTTTGGTTTTTTGTCATGGCGATACTCCTTTGTATGAAAATATTAATAAAATATGTTTTGAGATTCAAGATTTTTACGATACTGACAGCCATATGCATACAATTTATTAACGTGCACGCATTGTTTCTGGTCAGAGCATTCTTTATAACGCGAGCAGCACCCGAAGGTATTTGAAGATGAATAAGAACTTAAGCAATAACAGGTGTTAGCAGAAATATATTCTAAAATGGACACATCATCAAATGCAAAGAGGAGATGTGTATATAATTTATCAGAAACATTTTTTACTTGTGCAGTCGCCGGCTGTGGAAGTTTTTGAAAATGGTCGTGCCTGATCAGTAGTTCAAAAAAAGAAGGATTAGGCTTAATATAAAGAATAAGAGAAGTTTTTGAAATGGAGTTGTGGCGGTCCGGTGGATAGGCATATTCTACAATGTCGAGTTCGGTAGAGATAAGTTTTCCGGCGCGTGTTCCTGCCTGAGAAAAATTATCTGTAATGCAGAACGAGTTTTGCGGAAGAGAAAATTCTGATGCGAGATCATTAAAAATACGAACGATATGTTCTTTTAAAAAATCAAGTTGATTCATCATTAAACCTCCAAAGCATAATATTTTTGAACTCATTATAACTGTAATTTATATAAAAAGCTACACAAAAATAAAAACCGGAAGGAAAATTAATCCTTCCGGTTTTTTGCGTTCTCAAGCAGCTGGTCAACAAAAACATCTAAAGCACTCTGCGATTCTGGCGAAAGCTGTGAATATGTACGAACGATATTCAATACAGCCTGATAAAACCGCCTGTCTGTGTGTTCGAGAATCTCAGAAACAAGGGCTGCGTCCTCGTCATCTGGAATCTGGAATATCTCGCCTTCACCATCACGGAGCCATGCCTCATTCACATTAAACTCCCGGCAGATTGATTTACACATCTGATCGGTGAGGTTCCTTTCTCCCTTTTCCAACTTTGATATCGCTGTTTTACCAACACCAAGACGTTCACCAAATTTTTCCAATGTAAGATTAAGTGCTTTTCGCAATTCCTTAATACGTTCTCCCTGCGCCATGTCACACCTCCATATCTAATTTTCTAAATATAGAATAACACCTGAAAAATGTTAAGTCAATAAAAAAAGTTGGCAAAGGGGACAAAAAAGTGTTGACAAATTGGCGAAGGGGAATATAATGTAGGCATAGGGCACAACAACACAGCACATAAATAGAGAGAGGTGAGAATGATGTTGAAAAAGATTTACCTTGAGCTTATAGCGATACACCAGGAATTACGCGCATTAAGACAACAAGAAATTTTTGGTGGAAAGCTGAAAAAAGACGGAAATGTAAACGTAATCACTGAGTATGCCAATAATGAGCCTTGTCTTGAAGTGTTAGAGATTTCCTTACAACCCCACGATTGGTATAAATTAACACAACAATCGTGCTACAGGGAGCTAAAGATTTTTCTGGAAAACCTACAAATTCCAGGAAGTACTGATATCCCATAAGTGGTGCCAGGTTAAGAGGAAATTCGGGCGTATAAATGCAGGATTCGGCGACACTCCGGATTTTTTTAGGAATCATTTCGCAATAGTATTCATGACCTTCGTGAAGAATTGAAACACAGGAGACAGTGATAGAAGTCTGGGATCGATTTTGAGCGTAAATGAAAAGTTGGAGTGGAGAATAAGTTGTACGAAAGTCAAGAATTTCAAAATCAAGATGCTTTCGAGAAGCAATAAAGTGATAGAAAAATTCACAGATACTTCCGACAGAGCCGATTACAGCGAGGATAAAAGTGATGTTTTCCTTAGTAAAAAAAGACATTATAACCACCTTACAGATAATTATTTCAGCGTGTTCGAACTGATAAGACAATTATAGAAAATCCGGGTTCGAAATGCAAGAGAAAAAGAATCTATACAGAAGAAGGGAAAAGCAATCCGGGCGAATGCCCGGCAGGAAGGAGAAAAGCATATGGAAGAGAAGAAAAAAGAGCTTATTAAGAAAATTGACCAGTTAAAACCTATTGATCTACTCATGATTCAGAACGTAGCGGATGTACTGATCACCAGGGACAAGATTGATACAGCAAAGAGACAGCTCGTGCAGCAGTAAACAACACTATAAAATGCGACGCAGATGACAGCATGCAGGAATCTTTAAATAATTGAGGTCTTGGTTTTCTTCCACAAAGAAAACACCGGACTGAAAACCCTGCTCCCATTGAATGCCGGTAAAAGCGGCATTATCAACACGCTCACTGAGTGATTCTTTTTTACTGGGTGAGAGCTGTGAAAAATCAACATGGTACTGATGCAAAGACATAAGAAAACCTCCTTAATTTGTTGATATGACAATTATAAAAATAAGGAGCGGGAAATACAAGGAAATATGAAAGGAAGTGAAGAATAATGAGCAGTAAATTGTGCGAAAACAAGTTGAAAAAGCGCTGTGATTACATCGCAGGTATGCTGACAGGCGGATTCAGAACAAAAAATCTGTCAACAAAAGAAGTGAGTAAAAGGAGTGGAATCCCACAGCGGACGGTCGAAGATCGCATCCAGCATCCAGAGGGGATGCGGCTGAAAGATCTGTACAGCCTGGCAGATTTAGCAGGCGTGGTTATAACGTTTGAATTTAAGGATGCGCCGGAGTAAAGGAGGGATGATGAAAAATGAAAAAGAATAAGAAACCATTTTATGTGATGGTAATCGCAATCATCATGTATGCAGTAATTTATATATTACGACCGGCGCCGGTATCCGGTCAGCCTGTCTCCGGTGTATTTGATCAGATCACACCAGTTGTACCGGTACAACCAGATCCCGTGGATATAGAAGAGGAAGAATATTGGGACAGCTTGGAATTGCTGGCAATCTGCGTCGAGGCGGAAGCCGGGAATCAGGGATTGCAGGGAAAACGCCTGGTTGCAGACGTGATTTTAAACAGGGCAGAGGATATATCCGGACAGTGGCCGGACACGATCTCAGGCGTGATATCCCAGAAGGATCAATTTACATCATATTGGGATGGAGGGATGGCAGGTATCCGGGAACCGTCAGAGGAGACATACCAGGCGGTGAGGATGGAAGTAGAACAGAGAGGATATCCGGGAATTTATTATTTCCGGGAAGGTCAGTGGTCTGATTATGGGACACCATGGAGAAAGACCGGAGCACATTATTTTTCAAAGAAATGAGGAGAGAAAGATGATCACATTAGATTTGACAAAAGAAGAGACTTTTATGCTTCGTGATTTAACAATCGGGATGGACTGCGGGTATGAGTGGATGCAGGAGATAGCAGACAGTCTGGAAGAGAAGCTGGGGGAAGCGATAAAAAAACCGCAGATGAAGCGTTCAGAGTTCAACCGGCAGATTTCCGACACAAAAACACGATGGGAAAATAAAGGACTCGCAACTTCTATGATGCTGGCGAAAGAGGCGGAGCTGAAATTTTATTACGACATTGTGGAGGACGATGATGAAAACGCCGGAAGAACTGGAAGAGTGGGTGGCAAATTGTGCACAAAGTTTTGAGGCGGCATTTGTTTCAGGAAAATACGGACAGGCTGCCATGGCGGCAGAACAGATATATACAGTCCTAAACTTTATTGAGATGAAACAGGAAGCAGAGTTGATCATGGAGCGGATCGGCTGGGGCAGGATTGAGAAAGCATTTTCGGAGGCAAGGGTAAATGTTGAACGAGGACCAGATAAGAAAAAAGCTGTATGACCAGACGGAAATATTTAAAGATCATATGATGAGAAAAGAGTACCTGCAGGCAGTTTTATGTGCAGATCAGGCATCCATGGTTGTGATGTGCCTGGATATGGGAGAAGAAGTCAGAGCGGAGCTTTTTGGAGTACGTGATAAGAATAATCCGGTAATTGGCTTAATAGATGAAGCACAGTATATAAAAGCTCTTGACTGGTGCATTTTCCACGGGTTTTCACATACAGTACGTACGTTCGAAAATGTAATAAAAAAAGAGCATTGAAATGCTGGGTTTCAATGCTCCGGTAGGTGTAATGCACACCATACTTATGACAGGTATAGTGTACCATGCACATGCTGAAAAAGCAAGAGAAAACCGGGAAAAGCCCCGGCTTATTTAACAATCTCAATATATTAAACTTAGCAGATACGGAGCAGAGGCATGGCATACAGGGAAAATGAATATAAGTACGGACCATTTATAGAACATGAGATTGGGTTTGCGGGACAGTGCGGTGCAAAGGGGGAGAAGAGAGCCAAGAAGAAGAAGGCTACCCCAGAGCAGGTAAAGAAACAAAATCAATACAACAGGGAAAAGAAAATATTGAGGAAGATCCGCTGTAACTTTAAACCGGGTGATCTGTGGCTGACAATGAAATTTCCAAAAGGGACAAGAATGCCAGTGAAAGAGATAAAAGGAGTTCGTAAATCCTTTTTTGATGCAGTGAGAAAAAAATATAAAAAGAGAGGACAGGTATTAAAGTTTGTATACAGGATAGAGGTAGGGGAAAGAGGAGGAATCCATTTCCATGTCCTGATGAACAGATTGGATGGGACACCAGGAACAGCAGAGATCGTATCTGAGGTGTGGAACAAACTGACAGATGGTCGGGTAAATTACGAACCGGTATATGAAAAAGATTATTTTAAAGACCTGGCAAATTATATCGTAAAAGAACCCACAGAAGAAATCACAGGTCAGTTGACATTGTTCGGGGAAGAGGAAGAAACAAAGATTTTTATTAAATATGACTGTTCAAGAAATTTAGAGATGCCAGAAAAGGAGACACACAAGTATAAGCGTCGGACGGTTCGGAAGTTGGTCGAGAATGGTCCAGAGCCACGACCGGGTTACTACATAGACCGGGACAGCATCCGGCACGGAGTGAATCCGTACACCGGCATGTCGTATTACTACTATACAGAGATCCGGTTAGAACGGGATGCCGGGGAGATAAGAAGGGAGTGTGAGGACCTATGCGGGCAGTCAGTATATACACCGTTACGTCCATAAAGGGCAGATGGGAGCGCGACGGCTACGTCGGCTATTGCCTGGAATATTACCCGCCGGGGAAAAGTCTGCCGGAGATCAGAAAGCACATTGAGCCGGTCAAGTCCATGAACGCAAACCGGGCAGAGATGGAGGCTCTGATACGAGCATTTACTCGTATGAGAGAGAAATGCGAGCTGTCGATTTATACAGACAGTGAATACCTGTACAACGGATTTGCAGGAAGGGAAGATGTGACGCGCTGGGTTAAGAGCGGATGGATCACAACCAGAGGACAGCCGGTCAAAAATAAGGACAAGTGGCTGGAACTGATCAAAGGAAAGCAGGGGCATTTGTGCAGCTTTTATCTGAAACAGCCAAATGCATATACGAAGGAACTGATAGAGGAAATGGAGCGAAGGGAGAAATAAGGAATGTTTGAGAGATTTGGAGAATTTGACAGCGCGGAAGAATTAAACCTTACAGCGGAGGGACTGAAAACAGAAGGAGATATGGAAAGTCTCCTGGAACTGGCAGAGGAGAACGGAATCGATAAGGAGGAAGCAAAGGATTACTGGGACGGGTATACAGACACACTGACGACACCGCTTGCGGCAGCACTTGGAAAAATTGATGTGGAATGCAAGGAATTAAAACCGAAGCAGATCATGATCGACTGGGTGGATTATATCGAATCCCAGTGCATGGAAAATGAAGAAATGGCGGTTGCAGTAAGAAAAAAAGGGAAAAGTATCAAAGGGTGCATCGGGAAACTGTTGGAATGGTCCTTTAACAATCAGATTCCAGTGGATAAAGATATTCTGAAAGCTGCAAAAGTAAATGCCAGCCGTGTAACACTTGGAATCCCAGGAATGGGAGAAGCAAAGAAGATCATAAAAAGTTATTACACGGAGGCGAAGTGATACGGCAATGGCTAAGAAAAACGAGGAAGAAAGAATAAGACAGCTGGAAGAACTAACGCCGGAGCTTCCGGAGAATTTTAAAAAATGGTGCGGGGAGAAATTTAAAGCCCCGGAAATTTATTACAAAAGAAAAGGCAATTTTGCAGAATGCGCCTGTGGGAAATGCGGCGGGAAATACGAAATCTACACACCAAAAGAGCCGGAATATGGAACACTGTATGATGAGATCCCAAGAAGAGGAGAGCGGGCAGTATGTAAAAAATGCGGGAATATATCAACTTATCAGTGGAAAAGGATCACAGAGCCGGTAAGAGAGAGTGCGAGATTTTATTTATACCAGAGAGCAAAAGACAACAACCTGTTTGTCAGGATTTTTACATATTACAGGAAATACAGTCAGTTTTCCAAAATGGAAGAGTTGCTGGAAGAGGACAGCCGGTATTTTTTACAGCTTGGAAAAGTAGAGAAAATGGTACGTTCTTACACTTACAGACAGGATGAATACCAATGGATCATGTCAGATAGAACAGGATACCCGTATCTGGAGACTTTACATGGAGATTTATATCCCGGTTGGAGAGAAGAGATTAAACAATCCGAATTAAAGTATTTTATGGAGCAGATATTGGTAGAAATGGCGATGAGCAACTGGGGAAGACAGATATTTAACGGTGTCAGTCTGACGGATGCCATTATGACATATGCAAACAATCCGGCAATCGAGATGTACTGCAAAATGGGAATGCACAGGCTGGTAAGACATCTCATATGGAAAGAGGGAAGAAGCGGACTTGTAAACAGAAAAAAAGACACCTTACAGGGACAACTCCGGTTGGAGAAAAAAGAAAATATAAACAAGGTGATAAAAGCGGCGGGAGACTTGGGTTTACTGGAGACACTGCAGTTTGAAGAAAAAGAAGGCTATGTGTGGAAACCGGAGCAGGAAGAATGGATAGCGGACATGCTTGACCGGGAAATGAAAAAAAGAATAAAGCATCTGTTAGAATACATGACTTTGCAGCAGTTGATAAACAGGACAGAGAAATATGCCAAGCAGGAATATGGCGAAAAGTATACACAAGTGTATAACTGGAAAGAACATGTGGTGCAGGAATATGATGATTACCTTCGCATGAGGGAGATGCTGGGATATGACATGAAAAACAGCGTATTCATTTATCCGCGGGATCTTGAACTGGTACATGACCAGATGACAAGGGAAAGCAATGCGAGACATGATGAACTGTATATTAAAAAGAAAAATAAAGAGTTTCCGGACATTGCAAAAAGATACGAGAGTCTTTGTAAAAAATATCAGGCAGCAGCGGAGGGATACATTATCCGGCCGGCAAAGGACGCTGGGGAGATCATCTTGGAAGGAAGAAAGCTGCACCACTGCGTCGGTGGGGACAATTATCTTTCAAAACACAACAAGGGAACGACAGCAATTTTGTTCCTGAGAAAAGAAAAGACACCGAACACACCGTACATCACGATTGAGATCAGCGGCACAAAAATATATCAGTGGTACGGAGCACACGATAAGAAACCGAAACGGGAATTTTTTGACAGGTTATTAGCGGATTATACAAAACAGCTGGAAGCCAGGAAAAAGAAACCGGACAAAGCACTCATAGCAGCAGTATAGAAAGGAAGCATAGATGGAAGAAATCATGACACAGGATCACAACGTAATCACATATACAGATTATGCGACATATAAGCACGATCTGGACACGGAACTGCAGGGAGCAGTAGAAAAATTCGTGAGAATCGGCTACCTGTTAAAAGTGGCACAGGATACGGGTATTTTAGCGGGTTCAGGCTATTCGAACGTCAATGAATTTGCCATGAAAGAATACGGACTGGATAAAACGCAGGTATCCCGTTTTATCCGGATTAATGACAGGTTTTCAAAAGATGGCTATTCCATGGAACTGAAAGAGGAATATCAGAAATTCGGCTATGCAAAATTATCACTTATGCTGACGCTGCCGGATGAGATTAACGAGCTACTGACGCCGGAAATGAGCAAAACGGAGATCAGTACCGTAAAAGAAGAATATGAGGAAGAGCAGAAAATCTCAGATATCGAAGTAATGATTGAGCAGGAGCCGGAGACAACGAAAACAGCGGAGACAATCTTTGAAAAGGTGATTTTAAATATTTTCCATGATGAGCCGCAGTTATTCAAAGATGTGATCAATGCGTTAAAAAACGGACAGGATGTGCTTGAGATCATGGCACCGGCGGACATGAAAGTTTACATGACGAGAATCCCAGGGATCGGAAAACTTGCCGTATCCGTGAACAACTTAAAAAAAATGATCGAGATCGTGAACACAAGAAGCATGGAAAAAGAACAGATCATGCAGGAGGAAGTTGCCGAGACGATCAGGAACATGACAGGATCATTTGATGTGAAGAGTGTATGGGAGAATATGTTTCATGAAAATTTTCCGGAAACTGAAAAAAGCAAAGTTGCACCGGTGCAACGAAAAGAGTCGCACGTGCAGCCATCGAAAAAGAAACCGGAGCCGGTAAAAGAAACACCAAAGACACTGCATGACATTGAGCCGGACATCCCAGAACCATCCCCGATCGAGCCAGAGGAACAGCCGGAAGATATTAAGGCAGATGAGTCGGAGGCGGCCGGCGAGCAGCAGTTACCGGGACAGGACAGCATTGAGAACCATCCGGAATACATGCCAGATGAACCGGGAAAAGAGGAAAAAGAACCGGAAATCACAGAAAATGAACCGAAAAGTACAGGAAACATAACAGAAAATGCAGAAAACAGTATGACTGATAACAAAAATATAAACAAAGGATATAAATCGGCGATCACAAACAATCTGAACACGTTACAGAACCTCTGGAACTCCGGAGATCCGAACAGGATAGAAAAAATGATATCCATTCTGGATGATCTGCACTGGAGGTTAAGGAAGGTTGAGGAAATCGAAGAGGCAGAAAACGAGGAGGACTGACATGCGGTACCGGACCAGAAAAAACATGAAGTTCCAATTCGATGAGGGAACCCGCCGGATCATCTATTACCGCGACGATGAGAGCTGCATCTTCTGTAGACGGCAGTACCACATGGAAAATAAAGATCCGATGCTCTACCGGGCAAAGGACATCATGCATTACATAAATAAGTCCCAGGGCGGACTTGGCGTACCACAGAACGGAGCGGTGGGCTGCCGGTATCATCACATGCTGTTAGATAACGGCAGCAAAGGACTCCGGGCGGAGATGATCGAAATGTTCAAAGAATACCTGATGCAGCAGTATCCGGACTGGAATGAGGACGAGCTGCGGTATAAGAAATGGGATTTTCCAACTTTTGGTTAATCAATATATCACAGGATACCAGTAAACGCGCGATTCTCCGGCAACCGGTGCCGGAGAGAAAGGAGAAAAATGTGCTCAACAGCAAAGTGTATATAAAAAAGTGTGTTATCTGCGGAAAAACCTATGAATCAATATCAGCAAGAGCACTTACCTGTGGAAAACCGTGCAGAAATGAGTACCACAGAAGAAAAGACAGAGAGAAAAGAAGCGTAAAAACATGTAGAAACAGTACATTAGATGATGTTTTGAGAAAAGCAAGAGAAGCCGGGATGAGTTACGGGAAGTATGTAGCAATGGCAGAAAGGACGACAAAATGAAAAAGAAAGATATCTTGGAATTAAAAAGAAGGTTGACAAAGAATAACTGCACCTTTTCCCGTATTTGCGGGTGCTATGTGGATGCAGATAAAAATATCGTAACCACATTCGGAGAGACATTTTTGAATCTTCCGGATGAAGAATTTTATAAATACTTGGATATTGCAAAAGGAATCTTTAAGGGAAAACTGAAAGATAACATGCTGAATCTGGAACTTTCAGAGGAGGCAAAGGAAGAAAACGACATGCAGCAGTTCCTGCTTGCGATAAGAGACAGCGGTTTAAAAGACGAGAATCTGCTGGAAGCATTTTATGACAGAGTGATTGATAATTATGATCATGTCGGAAACTATCTGATCCTGCTTTACCGTGATGCTTATGACGTTATTACATATACCTCAGACAATAACAAGATAGACGAGTCAGAGGATGTGTATGAATATCTGCTCTGTGCGATTTGCCCGGTAAATCTGACAGCTCCAGGACTGGCATACAGCGAGGAGGAGAACAGGATTATAAACAGGATCAGGGATGCGGTAGTCGGAGCACCAGATACAGGATTTATATTTCCGGCATTTACAGACCGCGAGGAAGACAGGGATGCAATGCTCTTTTATACAAGAGACACGAAAGCACCACATCAGGAATTTGCACGGGCGATGGGATGCATTGAACAGACAACGGCAACGGAGCAGAGAGAAGCATTAAAGACGATCATCACGGATATTCTTGGGGATAGTGACGAAGGAATCAGAATGTATGAGAATTTTCATAGAATCCTGGATGAAAAACTGGAAGAGGAAGCAAAGAAAGAACTGGAACGGGCAGAACAGCAGAAATTAACACTTGGAATCCTGGGCGAGACACTGGAAAAAGCAGATGTAGCAAAACCACAGGTTGAGGAAATTCAGAAAACATACAGGAAAACTTTTGAAGAGGCCCCGACCATTGCAGCAGTGATCGATGGAAAAGCGGTCAAGAAAAGTTACGAAAGAGACGGCGTTGAGTCTATGAAAAAAATGTTAAAAGATGCTGCAAAAGAGATTGAGATCTTAAACGGAGGAGAGACGGAACTGTCAGAGAGAATACGGGAAGTTACGGGAGTTTAGGAGGGGTTTACATGCACAGAGACGGAAAAGAACGCCGCCAGATCATTAAGGCAATGGTGCAGCGACAAACAAGAATATCAAAGCATCCGGACCAGGATGCGTTGAAAAGATTCAGAGAAGTGCCGTATCGGTTGCGGTATGGGAAGGAGAAGAAAGATGCTGAATAGAGAAAAATATGCGGAAGAGATTTTAAATATTGCATGTGAAGGAGGCAATATTGCGTTAATTAATGGAAAACTGGAAAAATGCAGGGGAGTCTGCGATAAATGTGATTTTTGCGATAACGACATTAGAAATACTGGTCGTTGCAGAGAAAAAGCAAAAGAGTGGGCGAACAGCCAGTATGTTGATTGGAGCGAAGTTCCAGTCGATACACCGATTTTGGTCAGAGATTCTGAACTTTTTGCGTGGAGCAAAGAACATTTTGCAAAATATGAAGATGAAACGGTTTATACATGGGATTATGGAAAAACGTCATGGAGCACATACGACGGTAAAATGAGTAGCTATAAATATGCTATGTTGCCGGAAAGTGAGGATCAGAATGAAAATAAGCAGGATTAAAAACCAGATATCTGAGGCAGCGACAGAAGCCTGTGGGTATTCTCCACTAACAAAAGTGGTTTCAAAGGAAGAAATCAACAGGATTTTGGAGCAGGAAAGCGGATGGATTCCAGTAAGTGAGAGACTGCCGGAAGAATCTCTTAATAGTGTAATTGGATGGGATACATATCGAAACCGTTGTTGCTTTGTACAATATTTGGGAGGACGGTTTGTCCTCGATTATGATATTGATGGTGTAAATGTCACAGCTTGGATGCCACTGCCGGAGCCGTACAGGGAAAGCGAGGGATAACAATGGAATATGGTTATATCAGAGTTTCGTCTAAAGAACAGAATGAAGCCCGACAACTTGACGCATTGCATGAGCAGGGCATTGAAGACAGCAATATTTTCATGGATAAGCAGTCGGGTAAGGATTTTAACAGACCAAGATATAAAACCCTTTATCGTAAACTGAAAAAAGGAGACGTCCTGTACATAAAAAGCATTGACCGGATGGGAAGAAACTATGATGAAATCATACAGGAATGGCGCAGGATCACACGCTTCCGTGAAGCTGATATTGTCGTGCTGGATATGCCTTTACTTGATACAAGACGAGGGAAAGACCTTATGGGTACATTCCTGAGTGACATTGTATTGCAGGTGCTTTCCTTTGTGGCAGAGAATGAGAGAACCAATATCCGGCAGAGACAGGCAGAGGGAATTGCGGCGGCAAAAGCAAGAGGTGTGAAGTTTGGAAGACCATCAATACCATTACCTGAGAACTTCGATCAGATGCGCAGGGATTGGAGAACCGGATACATCACAATAGAGGAAGCGGCAAGCGCGTGTGGCATGTGTGCAAAGACGTTTTACAGTAAGGTGGTAAAAGCAGAAAGCGAGGAAAGTGATGGAAGATAGATATTTATGCAAAGCAAAACGAACTGATAACGGCGAATGGGTTATTGGCGGTTTGGTACGATATGGATTTACTGGAAGAGAAAAATACTATATTGTCCCTAGTTACGCATCAGATTTATATACTCTGGAAATTGATCCATCCACAATTTGTTGGTGTACCGGACTTCAGGACAAGAACGGCAAGCTGATCTGGGAGAATGATATTTGCGATAGAAAAGAACCGTATCCAGAGATTGTAAAATATTGCAATGGGGACTGGACATTGGATTACAGTTATGCAAGCCATAAGGAAAGCGGGGCTTGTTACTGCAACTTAGGATTTTATGTAGAAGAAAGAAAATGTATAGAAGTTATTGGAAACATTTTTGACAATCCAGAACTGTTGGAGGTGTAGTTATGACGGAGAATGAAGTACTTGAATATTTAAAAAGCTCAAAAAGAAAAAATGATATGTTGGGAATCCTTCCGGGGTCGGATATTGGAAATACGATCATCAAGGCCTTGGAAGAGTTAAAACAGTACCGCACGATCGGCACGCCGGAAGAATGCCGGGCGGCGGTGAAGAAGCAAAAACCAATGGCGGTTGTTGAGAAAACTATGATTTCACACCTTGGGAAAAATGTTGGAATTTGCCCGGTATGCGAAGGGGTACCATTAAGACAGCATGATCATCCGTATTGTCCAGATTGTGGTCAGAAATTAGATTGGGAGGATGAAGAATGAGCGAAGAACTTAAGCCGTGCCCGTTCTGCGGAGGAAAAGCAGTAATCGAGGTTATTGAGCCGCATAAGCATATCATTTGCAAGATGCCAGTATATAAAGGTGGAGCATTTATTGAATGCACAGAGTGTGGATGCGCTATCAGTGGAGAAACGGAAACAGAAGCGACTGAAAAGTGGAACAGGAGAATGAATGATCCGGAGAAAGTTGTGAAGCAGTTAGAAGAATATCGATCAGAAATGGAACAGTTCGGGTGCGATGGAATACTGACTGATATGATCGAGATTGTGAAAGGCGGTGGAGCAAATTGACAAGCACAGAATTATGCAGGATGTGTACGGAGTATTCTGCTGACACAAGATGCGATCATAAAAAAGAGTGCAAATTGCACAAGATTTTAATGAAAAACAAGGAGTTAAGGAAAGAGAATAAAGAACTTCGGGCGAAAGCAATTAGAAGTTCATGGGACGAATCCCCTGACAGGATGGGAAGATGAGGTAGAGCAGATGAACAAAATTGTAGAAAAGAAAATATTACCAGAGTATTTCAATGAGGTTATCTATGATCGAAAAAAATTTGAAATTCGTAAGGACGAGGATAATCTGCAGATAGGAGATGCAGTAGTTTTGAGAGAGTGGGACGGGGAGAAATATACAGGACGCGAGACCGGCATACGCATTGTATATATTCTGCGTGATGCGCCGGAATATGGCTTGATGCCAGGATATATAATCTTCGGATGGTAAAGGATGGTGGCACAGATGAAACAACCGAGCAAACCAACAAGAGCACAGAAAGAAATTATATCAAACAACAACCTGGTACCGGATCACTGGATGGTAGTATCAGAGAGCCGGGACACATTGGAAATTGTTAGCCGTAGAAGTGGCAGAAGAAAAGTGCTGATAAAAATGTCGAGGTGGTAAAGAATGAGATTTTTTAATAATATCACAAGAATAGCACAAGGAATACTATATGTGTGCGGAATCAGTATACATAATAATTTTACAGATGAATGTGTACCGGATTTTAGCTGCTGCAACAAAGAAATTCACAGTCCAATAAATAAAAGACTTAAAGATTTTTGGAGTGATTTAAAAAGGATGTTGAGATAAGTTAGGATTGCTGATCCTGGGATCAACAGAAGAAAGGTGCTGACAAAATGATTTTTAGAGTAATCGCATTTATGATTATACTTTCAATATTCAAAGAAATGGATGAAGCAAAAGAAAAGAAAGATTTGTGCGACATTGTTTACTGGGGCGTGTTAATGACAATATCAATGATACTGATGGTACGGATTTGAGTTTATTGGAGGAAGAAAAAAATATGTCATGCATATTGCGTGAAACATGGAAAAAATGGTGGAAAAGCAGGAAAATGCAGAAGATTAGAATAGTTTTCAAACAGTAGAAAACATTACACATGTAAATTATAATTATACAGAAATTACAAACATAATTATAAAGGAGAAAATAACATGCAAAATTTATCAGATCAGGAGAAGAAAGTATTAGAAATCATGAAGGAGTCCAAGCAGCAGTTGACGCCGGAAGAGATCACGGCAGAGATAAATAAGAGATACGGGCAGGTTTGGCCTGTACAGATCATAATAACATTTATGGCAAGATTAGAGAAACTGGGATACACAGACAAACATAAAAACTGACAAGAGAGATGCAGCAGTGCAAGGACGGAGGTTAAGAGTGGAAAAGGAAATACTGGAGCAGATATGCAGCAGTCGGGCGAGAATAAAGTATTTACAGGAATCTATTGAAAGAATAGATAAGAGACGCGACAGATTAATCCGCGAGGGGAATATTGCAGCGGACGTTGTAGCATGCGGGAAACGCGGTAAGAAATCACTCGGCACCGTTCTTGTAAGGGGGACATCTTATGCGGAGGAAGACAGGCTGAGAAGATTGCTAAACAAAAGAGAACAGACTTTAAAGAAAGAGTATGATAGACTTTTAGAGCAGACGACAGAGGCAGAGGAATACATAGCAGAGATCGAAGATATTGAGATCAGGAACATATTGAGCCTGTATTATATTGACAATCTGAGCTGGGTTCAGACAGCACACAGGATGAATGAATTGTACAGCGGATGCAAAAGGAGATATACAGACAGTAGCTGCCGCCAGAAACATGACAGGTTTTTAGAAAAAAAATAAAAGAAATTTTCAAAACGGCGGTTTTGGCGGTTTTTCTATGGTAATATTTAAAATGCGAAAAGCGTCAGTCGAAGTACTGGACAAAAGCCCCTTATCTATGGCGGTGTGCATTGCATTGAGCAGTGTGCACCGCTCCCTTTATGTGGAGAAAAATATGGCAATTTATAAAAGATGCAGTAGTTGTGGTAAGCGTTTGCTTGAAGGAACAAGATGCGACTGCAGAAAGAAAAGATATAAGGAATACGACAAATTTTACAGAGACAAAAAATCAAAGGAGTTTTACAACAGCAGGGAGTGGTTGGAAGCGCGCAGAGAGAGTATAGAAACTTCTGACCACATGGACGTGTACATCTACATGACAACCGGAGAAGTGAAGCTTGCAGAGACGGTGCATCACATTATACCATTGAGAGACGATTGGGATAAAAGAACTGATCAGAGCAACCTTATGCCATTAAGCCATGATACACACAGCATGATTGAACAGATGTATAAAAAAGATAAACCGGGCATGGAAAAACGGTTGAAAAATATACTTGAAGCGTTCAAAAAGGGGGAAGGGGGAGGTCAAAATGTTTTTTGAAAAGGCTAATTGACCCCACGCCAGTCTTGTGTACGCAATTTTCTAAATAAAAAATAAAAAGTGGTAAGGGGAGAGAAAAAATGGGACGAGCAAGAAAACCGGTACAGACGCAGAAGGGAAACCTTACTGCGATTGACGGTTATAAAAGAAAAGCAGAAGAAGATAGCATTGTAGTCGGAAAGGATCAGTTAAAACGGGCACCGACATGGCTGATCGGACCGGATGCCAGAAAAGAATGGAGACGATTGACGAAAGAACTTGATAAAATTGACGTCATAGGAAATCTTGATCTGAATAATCTCGCAGGTTACTGCAATGCTTATGAAAAATACAGAAAAGCAACAGAGGAGCTGAAAGATGCTCCTTTTTGTATAGAAAAAAATACAAGGAATGGGCCGGTTACTGTGAGGAATCCACTGATCGACATTCAAAAATTATACGCAGAGGAGATGCGAAAATTTGCAAGTCTGTGCGGTCTGACAATAGATTCAAGATTGAAAGCAGCAGTAACCAGAACGACAAAAAAAGAAGAAACTATAAAAGAAAAGTTTGGAGGAATCTGACGCCGTGTCTATCCTGAATGATTTAATAAAATATTCAAAAAAATGCATATCGGGTGAAATAATAAGCTGTCAGAAGCACATCTGGGCGTGTCAGAGATTTATTGACGACGTGGAAAAATCTGCAAAAGATGATTACCAGTATTACTGGGATGAAGAGGCGGCTCAGAATATCGTCGACTGGTTTGCACTCTTAAGACATTCAAAGGGAACTCTCGCAGGAGAGCCGATCGTACTGACAGATTGGCAAAAATTCCGACTGTGCCAGCTCTATGGATGGAAAAATAAAGAAAACGGATATAAAAGATTTAAAAAAACATTCACGGAAGTGGCAAGGAAAAATGCAAAATCACAGGAAGAAGCCGGTGTGGCGCTGTATGAAATTTCTGTGATTGCGACAAAAAATCAGGAAACATATGAGGTTTATACCGCTGGAGTGAAAAGAGATCAGTCAAAAATCGTATTTAATGAAGCTGATTTAATGCTAAGAGGATCGCCCTTGAGAGATAAGTTTAAAATCACGAGAGATGCGATCACGCATGTAAAGACAGGCAGCTTTATAAAAGCGCTCAGCAAAGATGATGGAAAATCCGGGGATGGAACAAACCCAGCAGGACTGATTTTGGATGAATACCACCAGCATCCGACGACAGAATTTTACGACTTGGGATTAGGTTCGAACACAAAAGAGTCTTTGCTGATGATAATCACAACGGCAGGGGTGGATTTAACATATCCGTGTTATGTGACGGAGTACACATATTGCTCGAGAGTTCTTGATCCGAACAGTGACGTTCAGAATGAAGAATATTTGATCGATATATGCGAACTGGACAAGGAAGATTATGAAAATATAGACAATATCGGCAATGAAGATAACTGGAAGAAAGCAAACCCTATCCGCATGAGTTATCCGGAGGGCGTAAATAAAATTCGCGGCGAGTACAAAATAGCAAAAGAGATCCCGGAGCACATGACATCTTTTCTTACGAAGTGCATGAATATCTGGGTGCAGGCAACAGAAAACGGTTTTATGGACATGGAAAAGTGGAAAAAATGCGAAGTAAAAGAATTACCGATAGACACGAGAAAACATCCTGTATATGTGGGGTTCGACATGTCTGCAAAAATCGACCTGACATCAGTATCGTTTGTGATTCCTTTTCTATCTGGAGAACATGACCAGACTGGAAAAGAAATTGTGAAATACATCGTGTTTTCACACTCATTTATCCCGAATAAAGAAAAGTTGGCGGAAAGAAAAGCACGGGACAAAGTGGATTATGATGCGTGGGAGAGGACGGGATTCATTACAGTCACAAACACACCGATCGTAGACCAAAATGCAGTAATGCAGTATGTGTTAAAAACCTGCGAGGAAAATGAGTGGGATATACAGATGCTATGTTTTGACCCAGCGAATGCAAGTAAACTGATGCAGGACATGTCAAATGAAGGATATGACGTCGAAGAAATATTTCAGAGCCATAAAGCTCTAAACGAGGCGACGCAGGGATTCAGGGAACAGGTTTATTCCGGGAATATCCTGTATTTACGCAATCCGGTATTAAATTTTGCAATGAGTAATGCAGTAATAAGAAGGAATAACGGACTCATCAAAATTGATAAAGACGCCGCAAAAAAGAAAATCGATCCGGTAGATGCGACACTGTGTGCGTACAAACTGGCGATGTATCACGATTTTGATACGGGTTACAGTGACGCGTTGAAGAGTTTTATTGAAAGTGAGTGGTAAAATTGAACGTTTGGAAGAGAATTACAAATGCATGGAATGCTCTCAGGGGATATGGGGTAAACCTTTACGACGATGAAATACTGGACATGCTCGGCATAACGACACGATCCAGAAAAACACTGAGCGAAGTGACATATTTTACATGCTTAAAAATGTTGAGTGAGACAATGGGAAAACTTCCACTGAAATATTATCAGGAGACAGAACAGGGACGCGTAAGAGCAGATCCGACAGATACAACATACATTTTAACAGTCAGACCGAATGATTACATGTCACCGTCAACGTTATGGGGAACGGTAGAACTTAACTGTCAGCACTATGGAAATGGTTATATATGGCTGCATAGAGAATTCGAAAGAAGTACCTATGGTGGTGTATATAAAACTATAGATGCGTGGGTGCTGCAGAGCAACTGCGTAACGGTGATCGCAGATGATAGAGGAATTTTTGGAACGAAAGGAAAATTATATTATCGTTACAGCGATCCGAGATCCGGAGAACAGTATTTGTTCAGAAGTGAAGATGTGATTCACGTTAAGACATGGTTTACTTTGGATGGAATCATGGGAGAACCGGTTAGAAAGATATTAGAATACACGATCGACGGAGCAAATCAGAGCCAGACGTATATGAACAACCTGTATAAAAGCGGGTTGACTGCAAGCATGGCAATGCAGTATGCATCAGTTTTAAGTGATGACGAAGTGAAAAAGATGCAGAAAAAATATAATAAATATCTAACAGGCCCAGAAAACGCAGGAAAAGTAGTGCCGGTGCCGGTTGGACTTTCACTGCAGCCGATAAAAATGAGCCTTGTGGATGCGCAGTTTTTTGAATTAAAAAAATATTCAGCATTGCAGATTGCCGGAGCGTTTGGGATAAAACCGAATCAGATAAACAATTATGAAAAATCATCTTATGCAAATTCAGAAATGCAGCAACTTGCGTTTTTGGTGGACACGATGTCATACAGATTGAAACAGTATGAAGAGGAGATCAATGCAAAAGCCCTTCTACCAAAAGAGATAAAAGAAGGGTATATATATAAGTTCAACGAGAAAGCGATACTGCGGACGGATTCAAAATCACAGATGGAAAATTTAACCAAGGCTGTAAATAATGGAATATATACGGCAAACGAGGCAAGGGCATTTTTAGATGTGCCGTGGCAAGAAGGAGGAGACACGCTGATGGTAAATGGAAATTATATCCCAATCACAGATGTGGGAAAACAGTACGGTAAAGGAGGAAGTACGGCAGATGGCGATACTTGAAATCAAAGGAGACATCATTTCAAATGAAGATAAATGGATATACGACTGGCTTGACTGGGATTCCACCGCCCCGATGGATGCCGACAGGGCAATCGCCACACTGAGTCCAGGCGAGAATTTAGAGGTGCTCATTAATTCGGGCGGAGGATCTGTAATGGCAGGACAGGAGATCTACTCGAAATTAAAAAGAAGAAATGATGTTACAATCGAAATTCAGAGCCTGGCAGGAAGCGCTGCGAGCGTAATTGCGATGGCAGGAAAGTCAAAAATCAGCCCGGTCGGGATGATCATGATCCATAATGTGTTGATGAATGGGGCAAGTGGAGACTGCAAAGCTATGGAAAAGAATGCAGAGATATTGCAGAGGATGAATGAAGCACTCGCGTCAGCTTATGTAGAAAAAACCGGAATGGCACTACAGGAAGCACTTGACCTGATGGATAAAGAGACATGGCTGACAGCCAGACAGTGTGTTGAATACGGTTTTGTAGACGAAATTGCAGAAAACAAAACGCAAATGATAAACACGACACAGGGAATGAGACTGACAGATGATATTAGAAAACGTGTCATGGAAGAACGCAATCAAAAAGAACAGAAAAGAGCAGAAATCTTAAAAGACCTGGATATGTATGGTATCTAGGCTTTTTTATTAAGGAGGTAAAAGATGAATAAAAGATTATTAGAACTGTTGAATCAGATCAATGAGAAAAAGGCACTTGTGCAGAACCTGGCAGAGGAAGGGAAGCTGGAAGATGCAGCAAATGAAAAGGAAGAGTTAAAAAAGCTCCAGCAGAAATTTGATATTCTCAAGGATATCGAGGATACAGAAAATGAAAAGATGAAAAATTCACTGGAGAATAAAACGGGAGCAGCGACAGCCAGTGTCATGAAGCCAGCAAAAGAAGAACCGATGGATCATGTGAAAGAATTTGCAAACGCGGCGAGAAACGGTTTTAAAAATGCGGCGACAAGTATGACAGAAGGGACAGGAGCTAACGGTGGATATACAGTGCCGGAGGATATCCAGACACAGATCAATACATACCGAGACGCGGAATTTTCACTGCTTGATCTGATCGACGTAGAGAACGTTACGACAAATAAAGGCGCAAGAACATATCAGAAAAAAGCACAGCAGACAGGATTTACAAAAGTCTCTGAGGGTGGCAAGATCGGCGGAAAGAATGGACCACAGTTCGAACGACTTGAATACGAGATTGAAAAATTTGCAGGATATTTCCCGGTAACAAACGAACTACTGGAAGATTCGGACGCAAATATCACAGGGACGATTGTCGCATGGATCGGCGGAGAGAGCCGCGCAACGGCTAATGCACAGATTCTTGTGGAAATCGCAAAGAAACAGGTGACAGACCTGAAAGATATTGACGGAATACAGAAAGCGATCATTGTGACATTGGGAGCTGCTTATGCAGGAACATCAAAAATTGTAACAAATGATGATGGATTGTTATATCTTTCGACATTAAAAGATACGAATGGAAACTATCTGCTCCGGAACGCAAATAACGATCCGATGAAGAAAGTGCTGGCTGTCGGGGCGATGAGCGTGCCAATCGAAGTTATCGGCAATTCGGTATTGAAATCAAATACTGCAACAGCAAAGAAAAGAGGAATCCCGTTTATCATTGGTGACCTGAAAGAGGGAATCAAGAAATTCGACAGAAAACAGATCACTATCGTTGCATCAGATACAGCAGCAGTAACGGATTTTAATGCATTCGAACAGGATATGACTTTATTCCGGGCAATCGAAAGAGAAGACTATGTGACGAAAGACAAAGATGCATTTGTGAACGGAGTTATTACCGTAGATGATGAAGCAGTGACGGGGGAATAGAAAGTTATAACAATGACAGAGGTTACACCGCCGATGATTTAAACGGGATGACGATCGCACAGATTAAGTCATTGGCGGCGGAGCTTGGTTATAACATAACAAAATCTGTCAAAGCAGATATTATCGCCGAATTTCTAAAACAACAGGGAGATGAAAATGCTTGAACTGATAAAAAAACGTTGCGGAATAGCAGCGGCAGTGACAGTCTATGACGACGATATCCAGGAATACATCAAAGACTGTAAAGAAGACATGATCCTCGCTGGAGTAAATTCTGAACTGGTCGAAAATGAAACGCCGGGGATTATAACAGCAATTACTTTTTACGTGAAAGCAAATATCGGAAACGACAGAACAGACACGGATAAATACATGGAGCTGTATCATAAAAAAATATTCAGGCTTTCATTGATGGAACCGGAAGTTGCACCGGTGCAACCAGAAGAAGGAGAAAATGATGTGGAATAAATCAGTAAAAATTCTGACTGGCCAAAAAACAGGACAAGATGAGGATGGATTCGACATATCCTCAGAAAGCTACCTGGAAAATGTTCCTGCGAATTTCACGACCACAACAAGGAATGATCAGATTATTGCAAACCAAAGCGGATATTCCGCGGATCAGAATATCGAGATCGCAGCATGCAATTATAACGGCGAAAACATCCTAATCGATGAAGAGACTGGGTATCGTTACGAAGTGAAAAGAACGTTTCAAAGCGATAAGTCGATGAATATAGTCTTGACGTGCGAGAGGAGGGAACGAGACGAGCAGATTTGAAATGAATGGAGTTGACGATCTCATGAAACAGTTGGAAAGACTGGAAAAATCTACAGAAGAGATTGCAGAAAAGATGGTTGATTCCGGAAAGCAGATTCTCGAAAAAAATGTAACAAAAAACGTCCAAACAGCGGCAAATAGGGGCTATGCTACAGGCGAACTTGCAGAATCGATAAAGGCCGGAAAAACCAGCCATAATGAGCATGGCTGTTACTCGGTGATACGCCCAACTGGGAAAGATAGCAAAGGCGTGAGGAACGGGGAAAAACTGGCATATCTTGAATATGGAGTACCTGGAAAACAGGCGCCACATCCGGTTCTAACAAAATCTGTAAATGAGAGCGAAACAGATTGTCTAAAAGAAATGCAGAGAATCTTTGATCGAGAAACAGGAGCAGGATCATGAGCGTAAACGGAACCATTATTGCAGCATTGAAAAAGTTTGAATATCCGTGCAAACCAGATATTTACACGGGCACAGAGAAGAGATATTTCACGTTCAACTGCGCGGACGACAGAGGTGCAGACTTCGGAGACAATAAGCCGGGCGGAAATGTTTTATCAATGCAGGTACACTATGTATTGCCCTGGAAAGACGGGACGAAAGAAATCAATTATTTAAAAGAAAAGAAGGAAATCCGGAAGGCTTTATTCGAAGCCGGATTTACATACCCAAGAGTCACAGTGCTCTTGGACAAAACCAATAATATAAGGCATCTCGTGTTTGAATGCGAGATAGAAGAAAAGATGGAGGATTAAGAAAATGGCAAAAAAAGGTTTTGAGTATGCAGTAGTAGGAAAGTACAGCGAGGAGACAGGAAAACACACAGATGGAAAGTATCTCGGGCCGACGTCGACTTTTAATATCACAACGACATCAAACGATGTGAAAGACTATGGAGATAATCGTGCAGTGGTAACAGATACGTCAGTTACCGGAGGAACAACATCTGTCGAGATCAATGAGATGGTTAATGAACTCTATGCATACATGCTGGGGCATAAATACAACAGCGAAGAAAATACAGTTGTATGTAATAAAGACGACATCGCTCCATTTATCGGAATGGGAGCGGTCGGTATCTCGAGAGCTGAAGATAATAAAGACAAGTACACGGCAAAATTCTATAAAAAATGCCAGATGAAGGAGCCAAATGATGAAAACGCGACACAGGCAGAAACACTGACATTTACACACACAACCTTAGAGGGAAACATGTTTGTGCCGGAGGACGGAAACTGGAAAGAACAGAAAACATTTGCGACTCTGAAAGAGGCGAAAGCGTGGTTAAACGAGAAAGTCGGTATTACAGCAAGCGATGCGGAAACCACGAATCCTAAAGGACAGGAGTAAAGTATGAGCGATCTGAGACCAAAGGGAGTTACAATTACGATCGATGGAACGGAGCGGAATCTGCTATTTACCTTGAACGTTATCGACGAGATACAGGATCATTACGACATGGCGATGACGGAAGTCTGGGACAAACTCACAGATAAAAGGGAAGCGGAAAAGACAATACGATATCTGCTCTGCACGCTTTTAAATGATGAAGCGGAGAGAGAAAAAAGAAACGGCAGGGAGTTAAAAAACTACACGGAAAAGGAAGTTGGGTGGATTATTTCCGTGGATGATGTGGATGAGATTTTAAGTGCATTATTAAAAGCATACGGAGTTTCACTCCCGGAACCAGATGAGGACGAACACCCAAACCAGAAGAGCGGGCAGATGAAAAAATAAACATCGCCCGCTTAATCTATATCGGGAAGAAAGAATTGAATTATACAGAAGATGAAATTATGACAATGACATTTCGAAAATTCTATCTGATGTATGATCAGTACGAAGAAATGACCGGTAAAAAGAAGAGGCCTACCGGCATAGATGATTTACCATGATTTCGCAAAACAAAAGGGAGCTGCTAATAGAGGCAGCTCCTTATTTTGTATACAGGAGGATACCGGGTGAGTAATAAAATTGGTGCGATCATAGCACTGGACGGAGAAAAAGAATTTAAAGCAGCAGTAACGGGAGTAAACAAAGAACTCTCGAAGTTGAAATCAGAGTCCGCCCTGGTACAGGAAGAGTTTAAAGGACAGGGAAACACTGCCGAAGCATTGCGTAAAAAGCATGAAGTGTTACAAAAAACAGTTGATGCACATAGGAAAAAAGAAGAAGAAATAAAAAAAGCGTTGGAAAATGCCCGTGCAGCCTATGAAAAAGTAGGGAACGGTTTAAATACATTACGGACGGATTATGACAAAGCCAGGGAGAAAATGGAGAGAATGAGGTCTTCGTCAGAAACCACGGACGAAGAACTGGAAGAACAGCAGAAAACCATTGATAAACTGGCAGAAGCAATAAAAAAAGGAGAAAGAAATTATACAACGGCCGCAAACAGAGTGGATAACTGGGAAGTGAGCCTGAACAATGCAACAGCACAGACGATAAGAGCAAACCGGGAGTTGGAGCAGATTGCGGGATATCTGGAAGAGGCAGAGAACTCAGCGGATGGATGTGCATCAAGCATTGATGAATACGGAAGAGCCATTCAGGAGCAGACAGAAGCGACGATCAGTTTCGGATCGGCGATTAAAGTCGCAGTAGCGGAGAAAGCGGTAGATGCTTTTACAGATTTGGCAAAGACGGCAATAGAATCATCAGTCGGAACTGCTAATGAAATGACGTCGGCAGCAAATCAGATACAGGCAAGCACAGGTATTGCTACCGATGCGATGGAAGATTATAAAAATGTGATGAAAGAGGTCTATGCGGACAATTACGGAGAGAATTTTGAAGATGTCGGCGAAGCGATTCAGGTCATTGCGCAGAACTTGAAAGATGTCGAACCGTCAAAATTAAAAGAGACGGCAGAAAATGTCATAACGTTAAGAGACACGTTTGGATTTGAATACCAGGAGCAGATCAGAGCGGTAAAAATGCTTATGGATACATTCGGTATTTCAAGTCAGAAAGCATTTAATCTGATCGCACAGGGAGCGCAAAAGGGATTAAATAAAAACGATGATCTACTGGATACGATCAATGAATACTCTATACATTATAAGCAGATGGGGGTAGACGCAGACGGATTTTTTAATTCTTTAACAAACGGTGCGGCAGCAGGAACATTTTCTATTGATAAACTGGGAGATGCTTATAAAGAGTTTGGAATTCGAGTAAAAGACACAGCATCATCAACAACAGAGGGATTTGAGCTGATCGGCATGGATGCAGATGCTATGCGTGAGAGATTTGCAGCAGGAGGAGAGTCGGCGAAGGCGGCAACGGCGGAAGTACTGGATGCCCTGTTCAGCATGGAAGACCAGGTTAAACAGAATCAGGCTGGTGTAGATCTGTTCGGTACGATGTGGGAGGATCTTGGAATTGAGGGTGTAAAGGCTCTGACGAATGTTAATGGAGAGATTTCAACGACACATGATGTTATGGAATCGATTCAGAATATTAAATACAGCGACACGACAAATCAACTCACACAGCTTGCACGGACTTTTCAGATGAAAATTGCAGAGCCGATCGAAAAAGACGTTTTGCCAAAAGTTAATAAGGGAATTGAACTTGTAGGGAATAACCTGGAAGAGGTGGAAACAACAGTAATTGGACTTGGGACAGCGATTGCACTGTATAAATTTTCAAAAACAGATGTATATGTGAGCCTGGCAAGCACGATTGGAAAAGTTGCTACAGCAACAAGAAATGCGACGGGAGCGACAAAGGCGGCAGCAGCGGCACAGGCTCTTTGGAATGCGGCTATGAATATGTCTCCGATCGGAATTATGATCACGGCAATCACCGCGGTAACGGCAGGACTAGTTTTATATAAAGCAGCGACAAAAAATGCGACAAATGAAACAAAACAGGCGGTTGACGCAACAAAAGAATTTTGCGATGCGGCGAATGACCAGATAGACAGTATTAACAACACGGCGCAGGCACATAAAGAAAATGTTCAGGAGACACAGGCACACTGGGAAGCGGACAGGATGCTGATCGAACAGCTGTATGAGTTAAACGATCTGGAGGAGAAAAGTTCCGGGCAAAAAGCAGTGATGAAGGGGATCGTTAATGAACTTGCGGATGATATACCGGAGCTTGCAGCAGCATTTGATGAAGAGAGCGGATCAATCAGCATGACGAGGGACGAGCTGGAAAAGCTGATCGATAAAAATGAAGACTATTATTTAATGATCGCGTCGCAGGATGCGCTTACTGATTATGCAAAAAATGCGGCAGATGCTCAGATCATCATTAAACAGACAGAAGATGAACTGGATAAATTAAGAGATAAGTTCGAGGAGACTGGGACAACATTCGGAGACAATTATGAACTGATTCATGAAGGTGGGACAAGCTGGGGAGGGATGTCGGAAGAACTGGCAGGATTGACAGCACAGTATACAGAACTCATGGAAACCAGACAAAACGCGATGGACGCAGAAGAAGAAGCAAAAGACGGCATGAAGGCAGCACAGGAGACCGTTGAGAGTTACAAGGGAACACTGGAGGAGACAGCAGACAGTGTGGAAGACATGTCCGCTGCAGAGGAACAGGCATCATCGGCAACACAGAAAGCGACAGAAGAACAGCAGCAGGCATATCAGGAATTAAAAAACACCATATCAGACAGTTTGAAAAATTCTATTTCTTTAATGGAAGAATTTTCCGGGGGCGAAGAAATATCCGCGAAAAAGATTCTGGAAAATTTAGAAAGCCAGATCAATGGAATGTCAAACTGGGCTGATAATATGGAAGAACTTGCCGGTGCGGCCGGCTACGGAATGACGGAAGAATTTTATAATTACCTTGCCGAGATGGGACCGCAGAGTGCGAATCTTGTTCAAACGCTTGTGGACAGCTTAAAAAATAATAAGGGACAGTTCGCGGAGATCTGTAAGGACTGGACGAGTGCAATGGATTTAGAAGGCCCACTGTCGGATAAGGTGTCAGGAGCGTACCAGAAGGTTATTGATGAGACAGAGAACTTTAAAAAGAAATACACAGACGAAGCAGGAAACCTTTGCGTTGGCGCCGGGAAAAGATCGAGTGAAGAACTTTCGAACGCAGCAAAGACGATCAATGAGCAACAGAAGGTCAGTGGTCAGGAGAGTATAAAAAAATATTCAGAAGGAGTCGCCTCACAGCGCGGAGAATTAGAAAGACAGGTCACGGATACCTTAAACGGTGCATTAAATCCAGCCAGGCAGGCAATGCCGGAACAGTTTTACACAAGCGGCACATATGTGGCACAGGGACTTGCAAAAGGAATGAGAGATTCATCGGCTGTAGTAGCGAGTGCTGCGAGAGATTTGGCAAACACAGCCAACACAACGTTTCGGAAAACGGTAGACATTAACTCACCTTCGAAAAAATTTGCAGAAAACGGTAAATATATCTCAGAGGGAGTAGCGGTCGGCATCCGTGGCGCAAAAAAAGAAGCGGAAGATTCCATTGTAGATCTGTGCAACGGACTAGAAGAGACTGCAAAAGGCGAGCTTGAGATCCATTCCCCGTCGAAAAGGTTTAAAGAAAAAGTTGGAAAACAGATTGCACGTGGAGTTGCATTTGGGGTCACAGATGAAAAAGGAAATGTTGCAAAAGAAATGGAAAAGTTTGCAACGGACATGTACAACAACGCGCAGCAGGCACTTAGAAATATGAATAAAAATCAACCAATGTACAGCGACATTCAGCAGGCATATATACAAAGTCAGCTGTTATATGAAAAAGCAAAACGAATGCAGCAGGAGGCTCTGAATGAATATTCAAAAAACGTGTACAAAGCAGCTAATGCATGGTTCACATCTTGGAAAAAAACAAACGTCACAAAGCTTGAGGATGAGAAGTTTTTCTGGAAAAAAGTATTAAAAACAACAACAGAAGGAACGGAAGGATACGCAAGTGCATATAAAAAGCTGGCGAGCATTAAGGAATATGAAAAAGCTGCAAAAAATCAGCTTGATAATAATTTCTGGATATCGGAGTACACAGAAAGTTCAACCGGAGAGAGGACAAAGAAAAAACTGGAAGATTATTACAGCGAGATCTATTCGGCAGCAAGTAAATACATCGACAATTACAGTGTACTGCACAACGTTTCACTGCAGGAAGAGGAAGATTACTGGAAAAAAGTGCAGAAAAAAATGCAAAAAGGTACACAGGGATATATCGATGCGACCAAAAAGCTGAAAGAAGTACAAAGTGGAATAAAGGAAAATGTGGCCAAGCAAAAACAGACCAACAGAGAATACGGTCTGTCGGGTAGCGCGCTTGATGTCTATAAGACATATTACAATGTTTCTGCGAAAGCAGAAATGCAGTATTGGGATCTTGTGAGAAAAAAAGCGAAAAAAGGGACAGCAGAGCAGATCGAAGCTGATCAGAAATATTATGAGGCAAAGCAGAATTATAATGATCAGTTAAAAGAACTGAATGATGATTATTATCAGAACTGCAAAGACGTAAAAGATAAACTGAAAGATGATATCGAAGATCTGCAGAAAGAATATAAAGATACGGTTGCAGATAGAAAAAATGCAATCGCATCCAGCTTCAACCTGTTTGATGAGTTTGAATCAAAATCATCATCAGGGAAAACGCTGATTTACAATTTAAAAAGCCAGGTTGCCGGAATAGCTGACTGGGAACAACAGCTTGATGCACTTGGAAAGAAAGGAATCCTGTCGGATGGTCTTATGAAAGAACTCCAGGAAATGGGACCAAATGCATCTGCGTCAATTCATGCACTGAATCAGTTGTCAGAAAGCGAATTGCGAGAGTATCAGAATTTATATGACCAGAAGAATGCACTGGCAGAGTCACAGGCGGTAAAAGAGAATGAAGATCTGAGAAAAGAGACACAAGCAAAGATAAAAACATTGAAGAAGGAAGCACAAAAAGAACTAGATGAATATAAAAAAGAATACGATGCCGCGGTAAAGAAAATAAAAAAAGGAATAGAAAAACCTTTGAAAAACCTTGCAAAGAATGCTTTGACAATAGGAGAGGATGCGGCTATCAGCCTGGTTACCGGAATAGGTGACGGAGCAGAAAAGAAATCAACAGATGTGAAATTAAAAAAAGTCAACAATAAGATTTCTAAAAAGCTTGGAAAACTTCCGGCGGCTGGCAAAAAGATTGGAAAGGATACGCTGCAGGGGATCCTTAATGGACTTTACGATGAGAAGTCGATAAATTCTTCTGCAAAGAACCTGATCGATGCATTGAAAAAAGCAATGCAAAAAGCTGCGGATATTCATTCGCCGTCAAGATTATTTAAACGTGAAGTCGGAAAGAGAATCGGCGAAGGGATGACAGAAGGCATCATCGAGGAGACAAAAAACGCGGAGAAAGCCGGATCGAATATGATCAGATCGCTATTGGAAAAACAACAGGAAGAATTGCGGAACAGGCAGAATACCGTAAAAGGCAAGTTGGAAGAGATTAACGATAGTGCACGGATCGCGGCGGCAAATCAGACTTTATCCACATCGCAATCAAATCAGATTATTGCACAGGTGGATAACTCCGATCTTATTTCTATGTTTGGAGAAATGATCATGGTAATGCAGCAGGGATTCGATGCAATGGCAAATACACAAATCGTTACAGACACAGGAACACTGATTAGTGAAACGAGCAGGGGAATGTCAGAAGAATTTGCGATGATGAGCCGGAGAAGGAGGTAGGAAAATTGTGACAATAGATGGACAGGATGTGAAAGAATTCGGGGTGCAGCAGTGGAATTTAGAACATGATTATTCGCAATTAAGCAATGAAAGTGAATGGCCGGATGGCGCGACTAATCCACTCATTCTTCCGAGCACAACAGGATTTAAGAAAGTCAAAGTAACAGTCATGATACGGGGAAGCGACAGAAAAGAAATCTGGGAGAAAGCGGGAATGTTTATAGCCCGCCTGTTAACACCGAGAGAATACAGTTTTGACGGATTTGAAGGACGATATTTTTTCGGATACTTGAAAAATGCATCGCAGGCTGAAACCTGTCTGCAAAAGTGGCATAAGGCGACATTGGAGCTTATTGGATATGAATACGGTGAACAGACGCAGGTAGAAAGCACAAAAAATGTGATCACACTGACAAACACGGGGACATTATTAACACCGGCATTTGTGAAGATAACGCCAGTCATAAATTTAACAGATATCACATTGACGGGACTAACGAGAAACACGATAACAGGGGAAGAAAAAAACATCACAGTAAAGAACCTGACAAATGGGAAAGCGGTCATAATTGATGGAGAAACCGGTTTAATCACAGAAAATGGAGTAAATAAATACTCAGACGTGGATTTGTGGGATTTACCGTCACTGGTCCCGGGTGTAAATAAAATTACAGCAAATAAAGATATTAACATCACCGTGCAGTATAAACCGCGGTATTTCTAGGAGGAGAAAACAATGGAAGAAAGAAAAATTACGGTAACAGCTGGAGAACTTAGAAAAACCTACTCAAGAGTAACAGAATTGATAAAAGAAAAGAAACTGTTTACAGTAGAGGTGAATGTTGCACTGGCGAGAAACCATGCGGAATTGGAAAAACAGCTTAAACCAATCGACACAACGGCTTATAATCTGTTAGAAAAATATGCGGTAAAAAAGGAAAATGGAGAGTTTGAAGTTAAAAACGGACGTTACCTGTTTGAAACAGATGAAAAGCAGAAGGAGTACATGGATCAGGCGGATGAACTGGAAAAAACAGAAATTGAAATTACTGTCTTTAAGGTAAAATCGGAAAAGGTTATAGATGGAAAACATGATGAACCTACAGCACTTGATCTTGTAGCAATGGATTTCATGTTAGAATTTTAGGAGGATGGAAAGATGCTCTTGAAATTATACAATTTGGAGCATGTTCAGATTGCCGGATTGAAAAATCATAAAAATGCAACTGTAGAGAGTGAATTATCAACGGGAGATAAAACACTCTCTTTTTTATGGCACCAGAACAACCGGCAGAAGATACCACATGAGTATTACATCCGGACGGATACAGATGAATTTGTGGTAAAAGAAAACTCCAAAACATCGAATGGATACCGGAAAATTGTTGCAAAATTAAATATCGAGACGATAGAAGGAAGAGGCTGGCGGGAGTTTACTTTAAAAGGCTGTACAGCACAGGAAGCGACAGATTATGCACTGACAGATACGGGATGGACCTGCAGGTCGACGGTACCAGCGGATAGAATAAGAAATATCAGCATGAAAAAAGTAAGCAGCTACCAGGTGCTTGAAAAGATACAGGAAGCGTTTACCTGTGAAATAGAGTACGATACATTTAACAAAATCGTATACCTGAAAGAAAAGGTCGGAATTGACAGAGGTGTGTGCTTCATAGACGGGCTGAATTTGTTGGAGGTAACGGACAGCGGAGACAGCTATGATTATGCAACAATCATTGTACCAATCGGAGCGGATGACCTGAGCATTGAATCTGTAAACAATGGCAATAATTTTCTTGAAAACTATCAGTACAGTAAGAAAAAGATAACGCTGATCTGGGAAGATTCAAGTTACACAGATCCGCAGGCGCTGAAAGACGATGCTGTATATAAGTTGAATGAAATTTCAAAGCCAAAGAAAACTTATCGCGTGAAGATTGTCGATCTGGCCAAAAGGAATAAAAAATACAGCGGCATGAGGTATTCTGTCGGGGATACGGTAACAATTATATCACTCAGAGATGGTATAAAAGAAAAACAGAGAGTTACAAAGACAACAGAGTACCTGGAAGAACCGGTAAATAATACATGCGACATATCAAATGCGGTACTGTCGTTTGAAGATATGCAAAAAAAACTACTTGCGGCTGCCGAGTGCATTGATAATATCACAACGGATAACGGAACAGTAAAAGGATCGAGCATTGACAGCATCGATGTGACGCAGATCATCGGTCTGGAACGGTACATAGCAGAGGATATCAATGACCTGAAAACAGAATATCTATATGTAAAAAAAGAACTTGGAGCAGTGGCAGCAGTAATCGGAGAAGCAACAATTACGAGCGGTAAGATCACCAACCTCACGGTTACGGATGAAGAAGTTGAAACGAGCCACATTAAAGATCTGAAAGTTGACAGCATGACGGGAGAAAATGCGGTATTCAAAACAGTCGAAGCAGAGAATATAAATGCGCTAGAGGAACGTGTGAATAAAATCACAGCGACAGATATCACGGTTGAGTACCTGGAAGCACATTATGCACAGATCGACTATGCAAATGTAGATGTGGCATCAATTAAGCAGGGGTTTTTAAAGAATCTGATGGTATCACAGGGAATCGTAGCAGACCGCATTGTTGGTTCGGAAGTGACAGCAACAAATGTTTTGACAGGGGTTAATATTTATGCTGACGATATTACAGCAGGGACTTTATCGGTAGACAGACTGGTTTTCAGAGGAAGCGAGCAGAGCATCGTTTATCAGCTTAATCAGATAAACGGAGCGCTCCAGGCGGAAAATGTTGATACGATCAACGGGGAAGTGATTACACCGAGGACAATTACAGCAGACCGGATTATAGCAAAGACAATCACATCAAATGAAATTAATGTGGAAAATCTGGTTGCGACGGGATTGGTGGAAACAAATAGACTGACCTCGAAAAATATCGAAGTCGAAGATCTGTTCGCCATGGATATAATTGCAGCAGGAAGTATACAGAGCGCAAATTATAAATACACGAGCGGGACATACAGCTCAGCTGGAATAAAAATAAATATGGCAAACGGGGGAATCACGAGCAGGCAATTTGCCATTGACACATCGGGCAATGCCTATTTTGCAGGAAATCTTGTGGCGGCAAAGGGAACATTCAGTGGAAAACTATCAGCTCCAGAAGGAAGTATTGGAGGTTTTACAATAGGGACAAAAGCGCTATATAGTGGAACTGATTCGATGACAAGTGTTGTCGCTGGAGTATATTTAGGGACAGATGGAATCAGACAGTACAAATCTGCAAAAACGTACACACAGATTGAAAATGGAAAACTTACATGCGTGGGTGCAGATATTAAAGGAAACATCTATCTTGATAGTTCACTTATGATGTGGCACGAAAACGATGAGGGTGGCTATGGCGCCAGATATGAAGAGGCACTTTCCTGGGTATATAATACAGGTATGTATAAACTTAAACTTGGCGGTCAAGGATGTACGACAAATTATCTTGACGTTTATGAAGATATCACATGTAATGGCAATATATACGGAAATTCTTCTACGGCTGAAAAGTTGAAAACACAACGTTCTATTAAGGTAGGAAATACAAGCAAAACGTTCGATGGATCAGCAAATGTATCATGGACACTTGCTGAAATTGGAGCAGCAGCCTCAAACCACACACATGCTTATTTACCATTGGCGGGCGGAACGTTAACGGGAAGTTTAGATATTGCATCTGGAAAATATATCCATGGAACACATACAAACGGAACAATTCTTGACATTCTGGGATTAAATAAGAACAATAACTGCCATGTCGGGAATAATACAACTCCGACGTTTCTTCATGGAGCGGGGTATCAATTAGATATATCTGGAGCATTCATTTGTCCGAATGTATCGAACCAGATGTCATGCGGAACAAAAAATAAATTATGGACAACTGTTTTTTCGAAAACAGGCGCTATTAATACCTCTGATCGCACAAAAAAACATAATATTATCGATTTAACGGAAGCGTATGAGCAGCTGTTTTTAAAATTAAAACCGAAGTCATTTATTTTTAACGATGGCGATCGCGTACATATCGGAGCAATCTCACAGGATGTCGAGGATGCTATGCAGAAACTTGGAATCGAGCCGGAGAAGTTTGCCGGATTCTGTAAAGATATTCGATACGAATACACAGAATACAACGAAGAGGATGGTATGCCGATTGAATCCTCAAAAGTCCCATGCAAGGACGAGGACGGAAATATCATTTATGACTATGCGCTTCGCTATCAGGAATTTATTTTCCTTACTGTTCATATGGTTCAAAAGTTGTGGAAACGCGTTGACGTAGTAGAAAAAGAAAATGCAGAGATAAAAGAACAGATCAGATCGATGCGACAGGATATTGAAGAATTAAAGAAAGTGAGAGCCTAAGAGCCGATTACATGACCATGTGTTGTGTAGCCGGCTCTTTTAAATAACAAGCCTACGGGCAGAAAGAGAGGAAAAAAAGAAAATGGAATCAATTATAACCGCATTAATCACAGGAGGACTTGCACTGATTGGCACAGCGCTGACAGTCAGTAGCAGTCAGAAAAAGACTGAACACAAACTGGAAACAGCGCAGGCAGTCACAGATTGTAAGATTGAAGAGCTGACGCGTGAAGTGAGACTGCACAACAATTTCGCACAGCGCGTTCCGGTCGTGGAAGAACAGATCAGGGTAATCAACCACAGAATAGCAGATTTGGAGGAGTGATATTATGGCAGATTTAGGATTTTTAACAGAATTTATGGTGCCGGTAATCGTAGGGATTTGCCTTTGCGTTGGCTATGTAATTAAGAAATGGATAAAAGACGTTAACAACAAGTGGATTCCCACTGTGTGCGCTGCGCTGGGCGTCATATTAGCGATTTGGATGAATGGATGGAGTATTTCACCGTCAATAATTTTAAGTGGCTTATTCAGCGGATTAGCAAGCACCGGTTTACATCAGTTATTCAAACAGTATTTAGAGAAAGGCGGTAAAGAAGAATGAGAGATATGAAAGCATTACACCCGGATTTACAGAAGAAAATCACACTTTTACAGAAGAAATGTGCGGCTGCCGGAATTACGATCGGCATTGGAGAATGTTTGAGGACGAAAGCAGAGCAGGATGCTTTATATGCAAAGGGCAGGACAAAGCCGGGAAAGATCGTCACAAATGCCAAAGGATCCAGTTACAGTTCCATGCACCAGTGGGGCGTAGCCTTTGATTTCTACTTGAAAATGGATGTGGACGGGGACGGTAAAACTTCGGATGATGCATTTAATAATTCTACCGGATTATATGATAAGGTAGGAAAAATCGGGCAGAGCATCGGCTTAGAGTGGGGCGGATCATGGAAATCCATTAAGGACAGACCGCATTTCCAGTTACCAAACTGGGGAAGCACTCCGACAAAACTCAAAAAGCTGTACGGCACACCGGAAAAATTCATGTCAATCTGGAAGAAAACCGGACAGGCTGTCACAGCCACTAAGACTGAATATAAAGCCGGGAAATGGTATCGCGTCAAAAAATCTGTTCCAGTCTGCAATGGATATTACGGCGAGCAGGGCAAGTATATTTACTTATCAAACCAGATTAAGACGTCCTGTGACAACAAAAATGGTATCGGATACCTGAGAAAAGGTGCCGATATTAAGCCGGTAGAGGTTAGAAAGTTCGATGATGGATCCGTGTGGTTCAAGCTGGATGCCACGATGGCATGCTTGGTCGCTGGAATTAATGGAAAAGTTTATATTGGATAAAGGAAAAGCCCGCATGGAGAAATCTGTGCGGGTTTTTAAATATTTACATAAAATCCTTACAATAACTATTGACATAGGGTGTACCCTATAATATTATAATTACAGGAGGTGAGATACAGATGAGCAACAAAAAGAAAAAGCACAAACTCGAAAAAGTTGCAATCATAGTAAGCATATTCAACGGTGTGGTAACTGCGGTATGCATGATCTATGAAACATTCTTCAAGTAAGTGCTTGGCGGTGGGTGAATCCCACCACTCACCGCTATTTTAAATCATCTGTATAAAAATGTCTATGAAAAAAATAATAATGGTTAGCACATGGATTACATTTTTTTGTCTATGCTACATCGGCGTGAAAAAAGGAGTCGATCTCTTGGTTGGAGTGGCGATTTTAACAAACGTGATCAGTAACGCATTAAATGTAGCCTGTATTATGAAAGAAGAGAAAAATGCCAAAAGGGAGTCCTAAGCAGCAAACGATCGCATCAAAAAAGTACCAGGAGAAAGCAGGATATATTTCGAAGTCCTATAAATTAAAAAAAGATTTAGTAGAAGAATTTCGAAAAGCCTGCGAGAAAGAGGGAGTGAGCCAGGCGGGAAAAATCACAGAACTCATGCAGGAATATATAAATAACGCAGAGTAAGAAAGAGTCCGTTTCGTGTTGCATTTCGTGTTGCATAGTGCTGTAAAATTTATGCGGATAATGCAAAAACGTGCGAAATGCGCAGTAATCAGAACCAGTAAAAACCGCATTTTATCGGCGCTCCACAAGATAAGCGGAATTTGATAAAATGCGGTTCACGAGTTCGATTCTCTCATCCCCTGCTTGGAAGAAGCCTTGAACGAAAGTTCAAGGCTTTTTTTTTGATATATTTACAGTTTTGCATTTTTACTTATTTTGCCTGAGATTATAAAATCTTTTCTTTCTGGATAATATCTGATTGAAATTCTCTTAAACTAAGAATATAATGTCATTATATATTCTTAAATTCTAAGAAAAGTACCTATATAAATTCTACTTATAAAGAAAGATACATGATAACATATATTTGCCACAATAGAAATGAAAAAACAACAGAAAAACAGCCATGTTTTGGAACCGTATGCGAGACAAGTACATGTCAGTGCTGTGGAGGCAGGGCAGACGTGCAGTCTACGATATACTGGTGCAGACAATGTAATGTTCCACTGTATGGTAACAGATGCAGCAGATGCGGGATGGAGGCAAAAAAGCTGACAACGGACGTCCGGCCTGTATTTCCAGAGGAAAGACTTTTAATCGAAATTATCTTGCAAAAGCCATTTGAATTTCTGAAAAAATCAGTCTGGAATGGAACGGGAAACCATTATTTTGTGGACGGAAAAAAGATTGCTTTTTCTGTAAAAGAACTGAAAAAGATCAATGCAGATGAAGTCCGCAGACAATATGAAAAATATAGTACACAGAATACCTATTGTTATTTTGATGAGATGACGGGACGCTTTATTGAGGCAAATAAAGAACGGTATGAGTATATCACGCAGGAGGCAGGAAATTATATACGAAAAGCAGTGGGTGAGTTTGGTGCAATGGATATGTTTGTTTCATTCAGTGGAGGCAAAGATTCTACAGTGACTTCGAATCTGGTATTACGTGCATTGAGCACACCTCAGATCATGCATATTTTCGGGGATACAACGTTGGAGTTTCCATTTACCTATACCTATGTGGAAAGATTTAAGAAAAATCATCCTAAAACACCTGTGATCTCTGCACGCAATAAGGAAAAAGATTTTGAGGAACTGTGCAAACTGATCGGTCCGCCGAGTCGTGTGATGCGTTGGTGCTGTACTGTTTTTAAAACGGGAACCATACAGAAAAAAATTCGTTCGTTATACAGGGACAAAAAGCAGATATTGACTTTTTATGGGATCCGGCGCAGTGAGTCAGTAAGCAGGAGCAAGTATGAGCGTGAGTCTGACAGTCCGAAGATCACAAAACAGAGGATCATATCACCCATTATCGACTGGATGGATTTTGACATCTGGTTATATATTCTTACAACAGGAATTGATTTTAACGATGCATACCGTCTTGGCTATGCGAGGGTTGGATGTTGGTGCTGTCCGAACAACAGTGGCTGGTCTGAATTTTTATCTAAGGTACATATGCATGAGCAGTCAAAGCATTTTAGAGAGATGCTGATTGATTTTGCAACAAGCATTGGAAAAGAAGATGCTGAGGTTTATGTGGATGATGGGTATTGGAAGGCAAGACAGGGGGGAAATGGTGTTGCGTATGCACAGAAATCCGTTGTGTCATTCACACCATGTGCCACGGAGGAAAATACGTTCAATTATGAATTACAGCGTCCAATTTCAGAACAGTTGTATGAACTATTCCGTCCATTCGGGTATCTGAATTTTGATATGGGAAATACAAGGCTGGGAGAGGTTTTTGTACTTGATAAAAGAGAGCAGATCGTTTTGAAACTGCAGGGGCGGATTGGAACAACCAATTTGAGAGTTACCATTTTAAAAACAGAAATAGCCGGTGCGAAAGATTTGAAAACGGCGGAAGAAAGAATAAAATGTCAGATCACAAAATATCAGATGTGTATGGGATGTCTGGCCTGTGAGAGTGTGTGCAGATTTAATGCGCTTTCTATCAGGGAAAATAAAGATGGGGAGATTGAGTACCATATTTCAGACGAAAAATGTAAACGCTGTGGCGAATGTGTGAACCATTTTACGGCTGGATGCTATATGAGAAAGGTTCTGGCAATCAAAAGACAGCGGACGGAGGATAAAGAATAATGGGAAAAAATAAATACCGTTTTAAAGGGCATGAAAGTTTTATCCTTCGTGAAGGATGGCTGAATAAGGGTTTATATGAAGTAGACCGTAATCCGAAAGTTTTTTCAGAAAATTATGGAGCAGATGCACTTGGAGTGGGACCGAATATGGCAAAGGCAATCCGGTACTGGCTCAGGGCAGCAGAGCTGGTTACAGATTCTCCGAAAACGGGTGTTATGCTCACTGCGATTGGTCAGTTGATTCTTGCACATGATCCATGCGTGGAAGATTATTTTACATTATGGCTGATACATTGCAAAATTGCAAAAAACCGGGAACTGGCAACGGCATGGAATTTATTTTTTAATGAAGTTTCTTATGAGGAATTTAAAAAACAGCAGCTATATGATGAGATGGAGACATTACTCAGTGATTTAGACGATGAAGTGCAGGTTGCGCAGAGTTCTGTCTATGCAGATTGTGATGCAATTTTGCGGATGTATATGCCGGCAAAGGAGACAAATCCCGAAGAAAAAAACGCCAGTCCATTTGGAAAGTTAGGATTATTGAAAAATACAGAGGGGATTTACTACAGAAAACAGCCAGATCTGAACAAATTACCGGAGGATATTGTCTGGTTTTTATTGGTAGATAAGGAAAAAAACCGTACGTCTGTTTATCTGGATGATCTGTGGAAAGAAATGGACAGTCCAGGAAAGATACTGCAGTTGAAACGTACAGCATTGATAGAGATGTTAGAGCGTCTGGAGGAAAAAGATAAGATCGTAATGAACCGCACTGCAGGTCTTAATATGATTTATTGGGAAAAAGGATTGACCGGGGAAATGATCGTAAAAAATTATTACGAAAGATAAAGACATATAGGAGTTGCCGGAATGGAACAATGGAGAAACTTAATACATATCAACCGTAATTTCCAAAAAGCAGTCAATTTGCAGCTTGATATAGGAGATCATGGAAGAATTGAACATTATATACCGACACGGTCATCCATGTTGATATTGCGCAGATATTTAAAAGCTGTGACGGGAGAGGCAAAAGAACATGCAACTGTTTTAATCGGTCCGTATGGAAAGGGAAAATCCCATTTATTACTGGTATTGCTTTCAATTCTTTCCTGTGACCTGCCACAGAGTGTTTTTGAAAAAATAAAGATCACAGATCCGGAGACAGCGGATTTAGTCACGCAGATCAGGAAGGAGAATAAAAAATATTTACCGGTATTGGTTTCTTCTGTACCGGGGTTTTCCATGAATCAGATTTTATTATTCGCACTGCGCGAGGCATTAGAGAAAAATGGTTTGTCGGATATTGCACCGGAGACTGCATTCACAGAAGCACTTAGAATCCTTGAAAAGTGGGAAAAGGAATATTCGGATGTGTATGCCAGATTTTGTGAGTATCTGACGGAACATCAGACAGATGTGCAGGATTTGAAAAAGAATCTGAAAAGAAAACATAAACAGTCATTGGAATTATTTAAAGAATTATATCCGATGCTGACGGCAGGAAGCACTTTTATGCCATTGATGCAGTCTGAGACCATACGGTCATATCAGCAGATTATAAGAAGTCTGACAGAAGAATGTGGTTATGAGGGCATCTTTATTATTTTTGATGAATTCAGTAAATATATAGAAGGACATGAGAAATCCGGTTTTGCAGAGGATATGAAAACGCTGCAGGATATGTGCGAATTGGCGGAAAGTTCCGATCAGAAATTATTTTTTACAATGGTGGCACATAAAAGTATTCATGAGTATACCAGGAGTATAGACACTTCCATGAAAAATGCGTTTCGCGGAGTAGAAGGAAGAATTTCAGAGATATCTTTCGTCGTATCCGCACAAAATAATTATGAATTGATCGCCAATTCAATCCGGAAGGAAGAACCTGCGTTTTCGAAACAATATGAAAAAGAGATTGTGAAAAATGAGCAGGGGAAGCTCCAGAAGTTATCATATCAGCTTCCATGTTTTCAGAAATTATTTTCAGAGCAGGACTTTGAACGGATCGTTGCCAAAGGATGTTTCCCGCTGACACCGCTTGCTGCGTATGCATTACTTCATATCAGTGAACGTGTTGCACAGAATGAGAGAACAATATTTACATTTTTAGCAGATGATGGACAGGGAAGTTTATCATGGCTGTTAGAGCGGAATGAAGAAAACTGGGTAGGCGTTGATAAAATTTATGATTATTTTAAATCAATGTTCCGTGAAACCGAAGATGTACCGATGATCCATTCAGAGTGGCTGAAGACAGAGTATGCGCTGGGAAAAGCGGAAACGGAAGATGAGAAAGCTGTCATAAAAGCAATCGCAGTAATCCGTATGTTACATAGAGAGGATGAACTTCCTGCACAGGATCAGGCAATCTGTCTTGCATTAGGGATGGACCCGGAAAAGAAGTATCGTCCTGCAATGGAAAAATTAAAAAAAGATGGGATTTTAATGTTCCGCAGCAGTGTCGGAGTATATGCATTCCGCAGCAATGCAGGCGTTGATGTGGAAAAAGAAATCACGAAGAAGATGGATGAGCAAAAAGGGCACTGTAATTTTTGCCAGATTCTGTCAGAGGCTGCAGACACAGAGTATGAACTGCCAAAGCAGTATAATCAGGAATATGCGATGACACGCTATTTTCAGTATGAGTATATGTTTTCAGAAGAGTTTTTTGCCCTGGAAAATACAAGATATCTGTTTGATGAAAAGTTTTCAGACGGAAAAATTATAGTGATGCCGGAAAAAGAAAAACCCCAAACAGATGAGATACAAAAGCAGTTAGATAAACTGGCGGATAAAAGAATTCTTGTGTTAGTGTCCGACCAACGTTTTGACAAAGAGGAATTATTACTTCGCTATCAGGCGGTTATGACGTTAAAAGGGGACAAACGCTTTATTGAAGAAAATGAAGTGCTGCTGCAGGAACTTGAATTATGTGTTGAGGATATCCGGTTTGAAATTAATATCTATCTGGAAGAGCATTATCTGCCGGAGAGCGGAAAGGTAATAGTTCTCCAGACGCAAAAGAAAAAAGAAAAGTGTACAACGGCCGCAGAATTTAATCAGATATTAAGTGATGTCTGCAGAGAATATTATGGCTACGCGCCGCGTGTAAACCATGAACTGTTAAATATTGAACACATCGGCAAGCAGTATTTAAGAGCGCGCAATCAGGTGATCGATAAAATGTTAGGGCATGAGGATCTGTCTGTGTACCAAAAAGGAACCATGCCGGAGGCTATGGTATATCGTGCTGCATTTGTGCATACCAGAGGGGATAAGGGCTGTCAGAAAGTTAGTTTAGAGATAGATCGTTTTTTTGCGGAATGTGCAGGTGAAAAAAAGTCTTTTCAGATATTATACCAGCGATTGCAGGGAAAATGTTTTGGCGCAAGGCGAGGAGTGATTCCATTGTTTCTGGCAAAAAAATTATCTGAAATTGAAGGAACAGCGGTCATTTATATTGGGGAGAAAGAGCTGGAAATTACTTCGGATAACCTGAATCATGTGAATGATTTTCCAGAAAACTATGCATTGTATCTGGAGCTGGAAACCGTTGAAAAAGAAAAATATTTAAAAAAATTGGAAAAGATTTTTGAATGTGATACGGAGAAGTTTTCCGGACAGAGCAGATTCGCACAGATTGCTGCCTGCATGCAGAAATGGTATCGGTCACTTCCCCAGTACACGATGATAACACTAAATCTTCCGGAAAATCAAAGTGGATCGATAAAGAAACTTAGGAATCTGTTGAGAAGAGCAGAAATCAATCCAAGAGAATTGTTATTTGAAAAAATTCCGGCATGCTATGGAGAACCTGGTTTTGAGCAAACGGCACAGGATTTAAAAGAAAGTAAAAAAATATTAGATGATGTATTTATTACATTAAAAAAACAGGTCGCAGGAAACATAAAGCGCGAATTTGGAAAAACGCAGAATGTGAGTCTGAAAGCATGTTTACACGAATGGTATCTGGCACAGAATTATTCATCAAGAAATCATGTACTGGCAACGGCAGAGAGTGAATTTTTGAATTATTTAGAGAAACTTTCTACCAATGATGAGGGAGAAATTGTATCAGCGTTGTCTTATATTTTATCAGGGGTATATTTAGAGGACTGGAATGATACAAACTTTGTAGAATTTCAGGAGAAATTGCACGCGGTAAAAGCTGAAGTTGAAAAACTTGAGGAACATGGTAAAGATGCAGGTGGCAGCAGTCGTATCCTGTTGACAGACCAGAATGGAAATGCCATAGAAAAGTATTATAATGCGGATATTTCGGATACAACGAGCCTTTACTTAAAGAATATGTTAGAAGAGGCATTGGAGGACTTTGGGAATACGCTCGAAACAAATCAGAAGGTTGCAGTGCTGGTGCAGACTTTAGAGGGATTATTACAGTAA